TCGATGGCGAAACTATTATTTGGGGTGATACTATTGATGAGGTAATTGAGAAAGCTTGGTATTTCCTTTCGGTAGCAATAGCCGATTCAGGTATTAATCCTGCAGAGTTTGTAAAAAGCTTTACATTTATTTCCGGGTCCATATATGACAATAAAGAGCTTTTAAAAGTGAACCCGGCATATCTGGCCAATCTACTTGCTCAGGACGAACAAACAAAACTCCAATTATTTAATGGGTCATGGAAGGTGGTTATTAGCGAAGCTGAAATATATAACTATCATTCTTTTGCTGGCATGTTTGTTAATAAATACGAAGTCCAGAGGGGCGAAAAGTATATAACAGCTGATATTGCCCTAAAAGGAAGTGATAAATTTATCGTAGGTGTTTGGGACGGCTTTGAGTTAATTGATATTGTAATTATGGCACGTAGCGATGGCAAAGAGGTAATCGAAGCTATAGAACAAAAAGCGAAAGAATATAAAGTTCAAAATCACAATATTGTTTATGACAATGATGGCGTCGGAGGTTTTATCGATGGGTTTATAGTTGGCTCAATTGCGTTTAATAATAACGGCTCACCTGAAAACGAAGAGAATTATCAAAACTTAAAAACACAGTGCTATTATAAATCCGGCGATAGGGTAAATAAAGGCGAATATAGAATATCCGAATATGTGGCTGACATGATGTATGACGATAAAATGACGGTGAGACAGCGTTTTCTCCATGAGCGGAAAGCCATAAAAAGAGACAAAAAGGATATGGACGGTAAATTAAAAATATTACCCAAAGATAAAATGAAAGCGATTTTAGGAGGGCAATCACCGGATATAATGGATATGTTTATGATGAGGGAGCGGCCAGAACTCGGACCCCAATTATCCTGGGTCGCAATGTGATAATAATTTACCTTTATGTAACTCCAATAACAATGCACATTCCCAAACTTAATGAAATACATATAAAAGATTTAATGTCCTTTCAGGAATCTGTTGTGCTTCAGATGGCAGCTAAACAGGACGAATTTTATAAAGAGATACTACGCCAGATAATCAAACGCGAGCCAACTATTGAAGATGCAAAGAATATAACTTTAGCCATTAATCCCGACTATCCTAATTGGCCGAATAATTAAAGGATGGAATAATGATATGACAACTAATACATTTCAGTGGACATTTGAACCAATCCCAACATTTAAAGACAATGGCACAATCTGAAAAAATAATAAAAAAGGAAAGCACATTGCAAAGAACCTTAAGCTGGTTCACTTCGCTGTTCAACCGGGCGCGACAATGGAAGGTATGGAATGTGGGAACTCGTGAAGTGCTACCTGATATCAATGCTGAGAAAGCTGTTACTGATGGTTATAACGCAAATGACGCCGTTTACTCAATTATAAAGGCCGACGCCGAGAAATTCGCATCTATTCCGCGCTATGTAGCTGATGCAAAGAAGTTGGAAGAAAAGCGCAGGAAGGTTCCGATGCAATTCAAAGCGCTGATGAAAGTAGAAGCGCAAAAAACTGAATCCATAAAACAAACTCTTGATAAGTTACTCAATCGGCCAAATGAATATCAGGGGCAAGCTGCGTTTTATAAGACGGTGAGAAGTTACTATAAAGCATGCGGTGAAGGGTTTATGTGGCTTAATCGTGGTGAAGTTAATGGCTTAACCGATGCGCAGATGGCAACGATGCCGGTATTGGAGATGTACCCGCTACCATCTTACCGGATGGAAGTTATACCCGATCCGGAAAACTTATGGGGCGTAGCCGGTTATCTGTTAGATGCTGGGGGAACTAAAATACCATTCTCAAAGAGCGAGATAATTCATTGGAAGGATACCAACCTTACTTTCGATACATCCACCAAAGAGCATTTACGCGGCATGCCGGCGTTAAAGCCAGGCGCCGCAACGTTGCAACAAAATAACGATGCAACACGGTCATCGATTCGCATGTATCAGAACGATGGGTCAAAAGGCGCGATGTTCAATAAAGACCTGAGCAAAGCCACGCCGACACAGGAGAGTCAGATAAGGGGTGTTATCGACCGTAAGATAAATAATAACGATGTTAAAGGCGCTGTAGCGGCACTGCAAGGAGAATGGGGATACATTGATCTGGGTAAGACTTCGATAGACCTTGACCTGTTGAAGGGAAAGGAAATGTCAATGAAGCAGCTGTGTTTCTTATTCGGCGTGCCTTATACTTTGTTCGACCCAAATACAGCATGGGCCAACTCAGAATGGCAACAAAAGAATTGGGTAAGCAACCGGATTATACCGGCATCAACCGAGCTTGACGATGAGTTAAACCGGGTGTTGCTTAGGGCGTTTGCGTTGGAAGGTAAGTTCATCATTCAGTGTGATTACAGCCAGCTACCGGAAATGCAGGCCGATATGAAGGCGCTCACTGAGTGGCTGAAAGAAGCGTGGTGGATATCGCCGAATGAAAAACGCGACCTTATGGGTTATGAAAAGTCGGACGAACCGCTTATGGATGAATACTGGGTACCAAACGGGTTGACGCCTATAAGTCAATATAACGGCGATGGTTTTGATCAGATGTTGAATGACTTAGGCGTAGCGGGGGCCAATGATTATGAAAAGCCTAAGCCGGCGAAGACTAACGGGCAGGTACCCGTAAAGCAATAATTAATCATATAAACTGGGAATGGTATGATAAAGGCAAATGAATACCGATTGGGTATAATTGTAATGGACGTTGAACCTTATGATAAGATTTATAAGGTTGATATCAATATGCTCGTTAATGCCGTTAACGGGATACCGTACCGGCCCGTACAATTAACGCCCGAATGGCTGGAGCGGTGCGGGTAAAAAAAAGATTCAATAGATAAAAAGTGGTATAAATCACCAAATAATTTACCTCCTATATATCAGTAGCGGCCAGGAATGTTCGGGATGGATGGGTTGCCGCTTGGCGTGAAATCCATTGAACACCTCCACCAACTCCAAAACCTTTACTTCGACTTGACAGGCAAGGAACTTAAAATTGAATTATGAGCGTGCAAGCCAATTTGATCGAAAAAGACAGATGGTATTGGTTAAAACTAACCCTTGGCGCAGTTGGTTGGTTCTTTTATCCGGTTCTTATTATTGCATTTACGGGAGAATCTGGAGCCAAAAGAATGCCATGGAAGGAGTTTAAAAGCGGAATAAGAAAACATAAGTGCGACTTCGATAGTAAAGTCGAGTATATAAAAGGGTACGGATTCCGCAAGTGCAAACACTTTGGGTGTAATACTTATGATCCAATAGACTAAATTATGACCAATCACAAATGGATAACAGCAAGTGAGCAAACGCCTGATCAGTGGGCGAAAGAACGTAGAAGGAGTGGCGAAGGCAGGCACAAGGTTAAGCTCGTAGATGGTCGAGAAATATTCACATGGTGGCAAAATGGTCAATGGTCAGTCGAGCGATTAAAACCAAATTTAAAAGTTGAACTATGGGAAAGACCGGTATAGATATCAAGGTCATGCGCAAGCTCACAAAGTCCGGCCCCGCTTACCTTCGAAAGCCTAAAGGCTGCGATTGAGGCATTGAATAAGCCAGTAATAAAGGATGAAAGCCATCTGTTTTTTGGCGTTTTTAAAGTGCAAGAAAGCGCAGCTTTGAAAGGATGTGAAACGGTTATTGTTAGCGGCGATACAGCTTATTTCTGGCCGGATGTATTCAATGTAAACGAAGTGAAGGTTATAAGGTTGCCGGAGTTAGAGCCGTCTAATGAAATATTGAAAATAGATTACGAGCCGATAGATACGATCACAATAAGAGCAACCGATCGATTCATGGGGTTTAAACGATAATTCACTTTTTATGAGACTGATACCGCGCATTAACCCAGCAATAACCTTTCGCTTGCAGCCGTTTGATGTGTCAATATTCAACTATCCGAAATGGACGCAACAGATACCGATAGAAACAAGCAAATGGGAATTTCAGTCAGCATGGTATGACTTGTTTAATGCGATATACCAGGATTGCAAAGTCGAGTATGGCGAACAGAAATTAATGGGTAACGCTTTAGGCGCCGGCCTTTCAATTTATACACCCAATAAAGCGATTATGATAGGTTCATTTGGCGTATTTACCGATGAACCTGTTTTATCTGAAGAACAAACATTTTATTACGAAGGTGCGGGTTGCACATGGGGAATTGATTTAATAGGGCAAAGGTTCTGGCGAATCGATCCTGCGACAATGCTGCCGGTTGATTGGACCGAGGCTCAGAATTGGGAAATAATAAAGCGATATAAACCTTTTATGGATGGCCTAAACAATAACTATAAACTGGGATGATGTTATGAAAATGCCTGAATCAATAATTAAGAAGCTCAAATTATTTCCATCTGGTGAGCAATGTGGAGAATCTTTTAAGAATAACCTCATAGTTTACAAATCACAACTACCAATATTAATTAATAATCGAGTGATGGAATGTGATCTTAAGGGTAAGGATTGCAATTATGTTACTATTTTCAATGTAATTGATCAAAAAGCATTTCAAACAACAATTGAGTATTTAGAGAGTGCAGATATTGAATTGGTATTGGCTTCAATGATTGAATAATGGCATATACACCACAAACATACTACCGTTCAGAAGCTGCAAAGCAATTAGCCGAACGCGTTGACAGCGGTGAAGGGCTCAATTCTCTCAATGTAACAGTGAATATTGATACCATTCTACCAAACCGAAACGAAGACGTGATTAATCAGGTAGCGCAAGCAATCGAAGAAAATACTAATTTTGTTCTGTTCTCAGATAAAAAGCATTACATTTTAATTATTCCTTGTAAATTAGCAGTAGCATGTTATGCGGATGGCAGACAAGAAACGATGGAAGTGATGAAAGATATGCAGCAATTTCAGAACAGAGTTAAAATAGCTTTTGCGGTGTATGACAAATTCTACAGACTTGATAGATTTATCGCAAGTGGAAACGATGGTAATGGCCAGGTTCCCTTACATACCGCAGGAGAAAACATGTTTAACGGAAAAAAGGGAACGTGAAAGAGCAAGGCAGGCATATCGCAATAAGCTATATGCACAGTATAAAGAGCAGCAGAGTCTATGTCAAACCAAAGGGACTATATAAGTTTAAATTGTTGTAATTGTGGGCGGCACTTAGCCGAAAAGAAAGTGTCGAATGATGTGAAGCAGTGGGGCGGTATAAAAATCACTTGTCACAATTGCAAAACTGTCAATATCTTTGAGACTGAAAACCAAGTTACGACAGAGCCGTTTGCGGACCGAATGAGATACACAAGAAAGAGCGCATAAAGCGCATAACATATTGGCGACCGAATAAAAGCCCGGTCAGAATTAAAGGGGCAATTCAACAGATAAAAATGTTGGGTTGCCCCTTTCGCATTTATAACACTTTCAATTATGGAAAAACCAGAAATAAAACTTCCGGATCAATTGCCTGTATCACCGGTAAGCGCTGATCCAAAGCCGTTTCCGGTACCGATCCAAAAACCTGATTCCCTATGACCTCTAAAGAGCGCCGGGAATACAGTCAGGCATATATCCACCAGTTAAACAGGTTGGAAAAGAAATATGTCCGAAAGATATACGACGCTCTTTTTAGCCAGATACAAAAGTTCATTGACGATATGGAGGCCAATGGATTACAAGCCGCGCAAAGCCGGTTATATGTTGCGGTAGGAAATGATGAATTAACGCCTGTCCTTCAAACCCTGCACAAAGAATCAGCCCTCTACTTTGGCAAAAAGGCATATTACGAAATCAGGCGCAGTGCAAAAAAGAAAATAGAAAAGGCGGGGTTTGGCTTATCTGAAGAATGGTTACAGGCCATCATTGATTTTTTTAACCG